AGTCTGAGTGTCACCAGCATTCGCTTGGTAATAATTCAGATTATCGTTAAATATATCTTTGTAGTTTCTACTTATTAATGTTATCGGCATTTTTATATTTGTTTTGTAATTCGTTCAATGCTGTTAAATCTCCGTCCTTTGCTAACTGAAAAATGTTCGTAAAATCGTTTGTAATTTGAGCGCACAAATTAGGATTTTCGTTTTGAATTTCTTTGAGTTTTTCATTCAATCCTTTTTGCATTTCTAAAATGCTTTTGCCTAAATTTTTAATATGGTTTTCGAATTCCTGCATTAATTTATTTTTTCAGTAATTACTCGATTTGTCGCCCACGTTCCCGGTCTTCGATATGTTATTTCGCAGTAACTTTTTTCATCGATCCAAGTCATTTTCAATATTTCACAAATTTGGTTTCCGATAAACGCGTAATTATTTGACTGTAAATTTACGAAATCCTGCGCTGAAATTCTCGTCCTTGCGTTTTCTATTATTTCAAATTGATTTAATTGTATTTGGTTAATGTAGTGGTATTTTAACCAAAGCGCAGTCGCTGAATTGTTTTGATCGTAGTTTTGATTTATTAAAACCGTGTTATTTGGACGATTATAAACATATAAACTTTTAGTTGTGGAAAAATATTGTTGACTAAGTTTCAAAGCATCTACACGAGATCCAATTTGAGCTGCGTAATTAGTTCCATTTCCAAAGGTTAAAACATTTGTTAAATCGTCCCACTCTTGCGCCAACGCTCGTCCAATTAATTCAATTAAGTTCAAACGGTCCTTATTAAAGCCCATCGACAAACCAATTGGAACGTCGTTCAATCCTTTAATTGTTACTAAATCCACATTCGCACCCGCAACCGCATTTTCTGTTGAATATTCAGCATCGGAATATTGGTAATTAATACCCTCGACCGTGTTTAAATCTGAAAAATCAATTGAATAGTGAATGTAATATCTACGCCAAGCGTCCTCCGTATTGTATGTTAACGCCTCGTCCCTATCGGCCTGTAAATTTAGTGCCGGTTGCATAACTAAATTTGCCGTGTTCACTAACCAATCTCGACGTTGAAAGTGTACATCTTTTCCGATTACAAAAAACCTTCCGTTAAATTGCTTTTCGCACTCATCAAAAAATTGCCCAACCAAACCAACCGAATCCGAAGCCGTTGGAATACCCGTATTAAAATCATTTCCCAAATCGCCAAATATTTTTTCAAATATTGAATCTGGATTACTTCGATTAATTGGAACCGGTAAAACAAACCAACCTGCATCCGTATCAAAAATTGACGTTTGTAAATCGTAACCAATAAATTTACAGGCTTTTAAAATCAATTCTTTGTAATAACACCCGTATAAATATTTTTTAACAGGAAATAATAACTTCATTAATTGAATTAAATACGCAATCGCAGCCGCTAAAATTGCAGCAAAATAAATCAACGCTAAAATGAAATTTGCAGCCGCAACAGCCAAACCTCCGGGACTTGGATTTAATAAATTCGCATAGGCTTTCGCCAATTCATTTGCCGCACTAATTATTTCTTTAGTCATTACAAATAAAGAAAGCGATAACGTTAACGATTGCTCGGTTACATTGTCTTTTACTACGAAATAAGGTAATCGTTTTACATCAAAGTAATTCAATCCTTTTTGTTGAACTATTAAATCGAATGAAGTACCGTCCGCTTTACTCCTGAAATCGTCTAATCCTTTTGCCTTTTTTATTTTTACCTCGATTTCGTGTTCCCTTACAACAGGTTTCGAACCCGGATCGCATAAATCAATGTAATAATTTAAATTAATACCGCCATCGAGTTGTATTTGATATGGAATACCAACAAATAAGCCGCTCGTTTGGATATGCTGTTTAACCAATTGATTCGCCTCACGTGGTAAAACTAATGTATCCGTATTTACGCTTAAAATATCTGGATTTCCTGTAAAATCGCAAATTACTCCGATTTCCTCGCGGTTTCGTGGGCTTATTTCAATGCCGTTTAAAAAGTGTTTCATTTGCTTATTCTAAATCGGTTGTAAACTGTTGTATTTCCTGTTCGTTTCGATTCAACTATATTCATCGCGCTTTGTGTTATTTCACCGAGTGCGATATTGGTTTCTGGCTTGTTTTTAATAACCTCTTTTAAATCTCGCATTTCATTTACTAAAATTGCCATTTCGAGCCCTGAATTTGAATTACTTTTTGAAACCAAACGCCCGTTTTGGTATTCCTGCGCTATTTTAGTCAACTGTTCGTTACTCATCGATCCGATTTGTTCATTCAATGACTTCGGCAAAACTCTTTCGTTAGGGTGCAATACAGCGTGAAATCCGCCCTTACCGTCGATTCCTTGACCATTTGACCCTGTGTCTTCCGTACCATCGTAAAACATCGGTAAACTCGATATAAACGCCAATAAACCCGTTGTATCTTTAATCGTTGCCGCTAATGGATTCTTTTTATCCGCATTCGCTGAAAATAATTTAAATATCGCCAAACCTGCCTCGATTCTTTGCTGTTTTTTAAGTTGTTTTTCTTTACGTAAATTTGCTTGGTCGATAATCCTTTGATTTTCTGCTAACGATTGTTGCGCATTTATATTTCCGCTTTCAGCTAACGCTTTTAAAGTTTCACTTTGTTTTTGAGCCGCTGCGATTTCTTTGTCTATTTGTGCAATTTTCTCATTTGATTTTTTTATAAAGTATTCCGAAGTTTTATTTGCAAATTGTTGGATTGTTTCTTGTCGTTTTTTTGCCGTCTCCGCTGTTTTATCAAAATACTTTTTATCCAATAAAGCAACCGCTTTGTCGTAATCTTCTTGACTTGCGAATGCTCCGTCTTGTTTTAATTTATTCAGTTCATTCAATTCTTTTTGAAACGCTAATCTTTTTTCGTATTCCGTTTTTTGTTCACCGTCCAAACTTGCTAATTTTGCCGCATTTTGCTTTTCCTCAAAAGCCAATTCGTCCTGCCCGATTTTAATATTTGCATTTCTTTCGTCCTCCGCTAATTGCTTTCTGTAATTGGCTAACCATTCCGCGTCCGCTATTTCTTTTTCAATTCGCTCTTTTTCCTCCGCATCTTTTTTCTCGTAGTATTCCTTATCGAGTTTATCCAATTCAATGACTAAATTTTCTTCGATTGCTTTTATTAAAGCCGCTTTTTGTTTTTTATCCGCTACCGTATTTTTAACATCTCTTTTACGTCTTTCAGATTCAACGATTAACTGCGTTTGCGCTCTTCGATCATCGTCCTGAATAAGTTTTATTTGCTCGTCCACAATTTGATCGTGTAAATCAGTTATTTCGACCGCAGTTCCTGCAAAATTTTGTACGTTTTCCCTACCTGCTTCGGCAATATCCGCGTCGATTTCTTGGATTGTTATTTGAGCCTCTTTAGTTTTTTGAACTGAATCCAAATACGCTTTTTCTACTTTTGCAAAATTTTCCGCTGTTCCTGTTTTTGACTGTTTTAAATATTCAGCTCTCAAACCATCCGTCTCCGCTTGCAATGCTCGTAACCTATCTTGTGCGCCAGCTTTTGTAATCGCTGTTAATTCCTTTTGTGACGCCCCTCGTTGCCTTGCGAGTGCTAATTCCGAACGGGTTGCATTGTCTATCGTTTGAATAACCGCATCCGTTGCTCTTCCGTAGCTTTCGATTGTTCGTTCTAAAGATTTGGTTTGTTTTTCAAGTAATTTCTGCGCTTTTTCTTCGTCCCCTGTTTTGTCCTCAAACAAGCCCATCGCATCCGCTGCAAATCCTAATAAAACAACGATTGCACCGATACCCGAAGTAATCAAAGCCATTCGCAGTAATTTAGTCGCCCGGGTTGCCGCTGTTGTGGCTACTGTTGTCGCTACTATTGCACCGCCTTGTACTTCAGTCGCTACCGTATTAACAGCCGTTGCAACCGTGTCCGCCTCTTTTGCAACTGTAAACAGCCCCATTTTTGAAGCTGCCGCCACGAATCCGGCTTTAATTTCAGTTAACATATCGCCCAAACCGCCCAAAGTTTTTAAAGCATCGCCCAAACCTGCCAACGCCTGTAATTTTTGCATTGACTGTAAAACGGCTTCGTTTTCAACGCCCAATAAAACCATGCTCGACTCCATACCCTGAAATGCTGCGACTCCGATTTGACCTGCCTTTGCAACCGACCCCGCAAAATTTTCCATTGCCGAACCTGCCGTGGCTTTTACAACCGCCTGCGTGTCCTGAATTTGATCTTTTAATTCCCCGGCCCTTTGCGCCATTTGTTGAAATTTAGGATCGCTTTCGCTCATGTTCATTAACTCCCTTGTTAACGCCCTTAATTCAGTTTTTAAATTTTTTGTCGCTCCTTCGTAATTACCGACATTTCTTTGGTGTTGCCCAACCGTTGCATCTACTTTTTTAAGTTGTGCGTCTAAATCCGTAACCTGTTTTAAAAGCTGTTGACCTTCCGCAGTATTTTCTTGATTTTGAACTGCTAAATCTTTGTACGCTTTTCGTGCGTTATTTAGATCCTTTGATAATTTAGAATACGCACTCGCTTCGCTTTCTGCCGCTTTTACTTGTTTTGCACTTTCAGCCGCTAATCTCGATTTTTCTTGCGCTTCGGCTTTTTGGGTTTTTATTCGTTCCTGTTGTAAACGCTCCTGTTCCTTTTCGCTTTTTATAGCCTGTTGGCGAACTTGTTCCTGTAATTTTTGTATCTCGATAGCTTGTTTCTGGATCTTATTCGCCTCCGCCGTTGCCGCTGTAAACTTTTTTATTGAATCCGAACTATCAAATTTTGCATCGCCCAAAGATTGTTTTAACGTGGTCGCTGTTTGCTTAAACTCATCGTTAATTTTGTTCAAACTAATTAAAGTTTTTTCAGCTGAATCTCGAATACCTTTGAAAATATCCTCCGATTCGAATAAATCTTTACTGCTAATTTTTTTTGCCATCGTTCATTTTATTATATCGATCCATTTCTTTTTGTAAATCAAAATATTCTTTTGCAGTTATATTTTTTGGGTTTATCCACTGCCCTAACCACTTCGAAATATGGATCAAACTTTGTTCAATCGTAACTCCTGAACCGTTATTATTTAACATCGCAATCAAATTTTGTTCAACCATTTCGATCTGAGTTAATTTAAACCTTTCATTTGTTAAAATATACTCGCATTCGTAAATCGCTTTTTTCTGCATTGTTTTTAATAGCTTTAAATAAAGTTTTCCTAATCCGTATTCTTTTAAATAACTATCGTAAATCAATTCCCACGCTGCTAAATCATTCTCGTCAGTGCCGTTTTTAGCCGTTCTAACGAACTTTAATTCTCCGTTAATACATTTTATCCAATTGTACAACGGTAACTCATAAATCGAGTGAAAATAATCGTTCGATTTCAAGTTGGTATCTTCGCTTTGTTTCAACTTGTAATTTTTCAAGACTTTCTTCCGTAAGTCCGATAATACCCTCGCCGTATTTTGTAAATAAGTTCGCATTTTCTTTAATTGGATCCGCATCGATTTCAAAATAATTTGTTCCGAGCAAAATTACCATACTTTTATAGAAATCTCCAGTGTCGAATAAATTATATGGTTCGCCTGCCTTTTTTCTGCCGTTTGTTAACTCTTCCGTGTATCGAGTGTAATAACCAATTATTTTGCCGTCTTCATTTACTCCTTTTTCTGTTAACTGATCGTCCCTAATTAAATCTAAAATCCAAACTTGAAATTGTTTATCCGAAAAAACATGGTTCCAAATAATATCTGGATCCATTAGGATTTTAGTATTCCGCAGTAAATCGTTTAACATTTGCATAGTACAAAAAAAACGGGCCAACCTGAGCCAACCCGTTCAATTTTAAGGTTGAAATTAAACCGCTGTAAACGTTAACGATCCGATGAAACCATCTTTCGCCACACTCAAAGTATAATCGTCACCAGAAACCAAAGGTTCGCTGATTAAATAAGTTCCCGCAGGTGCCTCAACAACCGAAGTTGGAACGCCTATCAAAGTGTTATTTGTAACATCGAATAAACTCCAATCCGCAACTAAATTAGCACCCTGAAAAATTATTGGATTCAATGCAGTTCCGTAATCGAATGCCGCTGAAACAGTAATCGAAGCCGTTGTTACCTGCGCAACTTCCGTTAAATTAACATCGATTAAACCATTTAAATCGTTAAAATTAACCAACGCTTCGGTAGTCGTAATCATGTACATTGTTGACTCATCGAATAAACGATAAAAATCAAATCCAAGCATAATTTTTTGAACTGTTGAATCGGTCGCGAACATAAATTTAGGATCCCACGATTGCTCGTCTACCGGAATAGGATATAAATATCCATTTGATTTAGAACCGATCAAATTTCCGTTAACGTCTACTATGTAAACACCGAATTGAACGCATCTACCAGCCGATAATTTACCTAATAAGGTTGGTGTTGAATCGTCGCCCCAAAGTTCACCTGCGAAGCTCCTTTTACCTTGACGTAAAAAAGCCATACGGCCACTGTTTGCCTCTTCGAATTGTGAATCCGCTTTCGCTAATTCTACGTTTTCAAATTCTGGAATCGGAAACCATCTTTTTGACGAATCCGCTTCATTTATTAAATCGCTCCAAGTTGGTAGCGCTGCTGCTAAATCAATACCGTTCAAATTACCCTGATTATCCGCTAACGGTACCATGATTAATTTGCTCGTTACTGATTGCAAAGGAACGCAACCCGGGCGCCCTGTGTTGGATAAACCAACGTTACAATTACATCCTGCCATTTTTTTTATTTTTTTTAATTAACATTTACAATTTTCTTTGTATTTTTTTAGTGTTATTTTCAGCTCAACACCGCTCAAATTTGCGTCCAATATGTTTTTAAAATATCCATTTTCCTGTTCACTTCCGAACCTACTAAATTCTAAAATTTCCCACTCATCAATACGTTGGTATTGTCGGTTATTTTTTACAACTTTTATAAATTCTTCCGCTAATTTAGTCATTGGAATTACCACGTTATTTAAATGGTCTTTAGTGTAATAATTTAACACGTCCGTCTCATCTAAAAAAAAGATTCTTAAATCGCTTTCCCACGCCAAAACAGATTCTTTACCAAATGAATTATATCGTATTCCGTGAAGTAACCACACCAAAGGCGTTTTTTTGGTTAAATCATTTTCGGCGATAGTCCATTCTCGATTAGCTTCGATTTTAGTTCCCGGTACAAAGTATGGATTCGGCAAAGTTATTTCCCCGTCAATTATTCCTGCTTTAATCCAATTATCGTAATTGATTTCAGTAATCAAAAACTCGTTGTTTTGAGCGTCTTTAATTGTTTTTCCAACACGAGCCCATTTGGTATTGCATACCGTTGTGTATTCGCTCGGAGCGGGCAAATAAACGCCTTCGATTGTCGTACTGATTGAGTTAACTAAATCCTGTATTGATTGTGAAATATCGTTTATCATAACCAATAAGCCGTTGATTTAGCAACCCCTCGAAATTTACTGTAATCGCCCGTACCGATATACTCAACTAAAAACGTACACGAAACATTTAATCCGTCTTTTACTGTTACCACGTCACCAACTTTAAAATTAATTCCATTATTGGTAAAAATAATTTCCTCGATAGTTCCGAATGCGTCGATTTCAATATCCACAACAGCCCCCGTTCCCGATCCATTTACACACGTTAAACCTGTTAAGGTCGAGTAATTTAAACCCCCGTTTATTATTGAAATAGTAACAATTTGACCTAACGGGGGGTTGTTTGTGTAACGAATGTATCTTTGTATCGCTCGATAGGAATTAATTGCCTCGTTATATCGCGTGTACATCATTGAAAAAAGCGTATTTACAACCTCTGAATTTTCTGAAATTGGTTTGACGTTTCCGTATGGTGTCATTTGGTTATTTAAATCCTTCGCATATTCAAAATAAATAAAGCCTTTTAGCATTTCCTTTATTCCTTCGCTGATAATCATCGTATTCACGTTATTAAAGCCGTTACGCCAATAAAATGAATATCCTAAATCTTCGCTCAAAGGATTAAAAACAGCTAAAAAATTCGGGCTTTGTGGAACGTTGTTTAATAAATCGCCTGCGAACTGATTGTATAAATCAATTCCAAACAAGTGTTTTAAATACATCGGTTCGTAAATATCAATATAGTTTTGCAACTTAGATTGAACATAAATTCCCGTATGTAATTCATACTTTCCGACAAAATCCGAGGGGCTTAAAATCATTTTTTTTTACTTTAAATTTCCGTAACCTTTCGCGATAAATTTTGAAGCTAATTCGCCGTTTATTTTCCAAACAGACCCTTTCGGCAAAGTTCTAAAAACTCCATTACCAATAAATTCGTAGATCGCAGTTGGATCCAATTCAATCGGTTTTTTTGGTTTTATAAGCTTTTCTGTTTTGGTTTCTAAATCAACGCTTAGAACCTTTTTTTTACGTGGTTTCTTTTCCATATTGGATTAATTTATTAGATCTCTAACGCAGCAATAGCCGTTGCCAAATCCGCTTCAACAAATGCGTTAACATCGTTATTTCTGATATATTGAACCAAACGAGCTTCTGCGATGATTGTAACCATGTTACGAGTAAAGTCGTCATTTTCGTAACCAACTGTTAAATTAACAGCCTCACGAACTTTAACGATTAATTTGCTATAATCACCAACTAAAATCGTACCTGCTGTAACGTTATTTGAAGCAATAACGATTAAACCTGCAACGTTTTCTGCTCCTGTAAAAAACATCGGATAAGTATATTCACCCGTTGACGTTTTTGTCAATTCAAATTTCGCTTTATCCTCTGGATTCATTACTACGTGAGTCGGTTGGAAATTAGCCGCTTGTATTTGAGCTTTACAAACTTGAATAACATCGATAATGTTCGCACCTACGATAGTTCCTGCAAAGTTACCAGCGTTAAAATTTGGTACGTTTCCGATTAAACCGTTCAAATCAGTACCGCCCGCTCCGTTAATCATTGAATAGTCAATCGCTTGTTCGATTTGTTCCATTAAAACCGTATTGATTTCAGATCTAACGAACGCTAAATCCTCCAACATTTCTTTTGAAACTTTTACAAAACCTGCGATTTTTTTCACTTCGCTTGAAACCTCTTCCCATTTGATTTCGCCGTTTTCTTTTTTAACTGATTCCGCAGTCCAATCGCTTGACGCTTGTTGTGTTTGTTGAATATAAACAACAAATTTTGAAGCTGTCGTACCTACGTTTGCGATTTCCATCATTCTACGTGTTGGACGTGCAATTCTGTTAACCTCTGGATCTAAAGTTGAAAGTGCGTAAGTTCCTGAATAATCGTTATCGATTGTCATATCGCCAGCCGCTTTGATTTCAAGTGTGAAATTTTGACCTTTCGCAACTGAATCTTTTATCGTAGTAATATTGTCCGCATACGCTTTTGACAATTTACCCGCCAATCCTTTTGGTGCTTTTGGCTCCGTTCCTTTGTGGCTTTTTTCACTTTGAGCTTCGATACGACCCTCCATTTTGGCTATCGCTTTCATTAACTCGTCGCTTTTTAGCTCCAAAGATTTAATTCCGTTTAATTCAGATTTTACTGAATCTAAATCCGCTTGTGTTAATAAATTTTGTAGTTTATCAGCTACTAATTTATTGATTTGTTCGATTGCCATCTCTGGCGTCATTGCTGACGTTTCTGGGGTTGGATTTTCCATTTTTTTTTAAAAGTTTAAATTATTTATTACATTACTCCAATTAAACGGCTCATTGAACGGCTCGCTTTTAACGGATTGAATCATTATCGGATCCGCACTCGCAAGTGTTATTAATTCACTGTTTAAATATTTTATTTTCATTTCCATTTCGTGCAATCTTTCGTCGGTTCCTTTACCGTTTACAAGCGCCTTTAAACAGATATTTAATTCATTTGTTATTCGTTCAATTCTCGCGTGTTTTTGTTCTCCTTTTATCACGCCTACAACGTTTGTCATTTCATTCGCTCCAAAAGTAACCGCACTACCTTCGTAAAGTTTGACTTCATTAACTGAAAAATAGCCGCCAGCCTCAACGCTTGAATCTGGAATCCATTTTGTTTTGTCCGCTATGTATTGAAACCCGATCGAGTGTTCACGAATAATGCCGTCCTCGTAATCTCTAAACGCATCTTCGCCCTGCGTTGAAGTGCCTAATTCACCGACAGCAAATAAACCGTTCTCGTCCTCGTTTAATTCCAAAAATTTACCGATCTGCATTTCCCAATTATGGTGCCGTAAAAAAGCGATTTTTCTATTTCCTGCGCTTTGCGGGCCTCGTTCCTGAATTGATTTCGTAAACGCTCCCTTTGTAATCATGTCATTATCTGAATCGATATTGTCAAACTTTGCCAAATAAACCGCTACTTTGCGACCAACTGAATCCATGTCGCGAATTTCTGCCGATGCTTTTATATTATAAAGGTTATTTCTCATTTTTTATACTATTTCTTTTGTTTTATCGGTTAAACATTGTCATTTTTTACACTGTTACGGGTATTATTACCTCTTTTGGTTGCGTAATTAAACTATTTGCAGTAATTGAATCGTAACCGTAGTACGAAATAAGCATATTTACAGCCGTTTGGCGATCCATTTGACCCGTAGAAACCGCAGTATTTAAACTGATTATACCGTCCAAACCTCCGACAGTACCTTTTAAATTTGTTTGCGCTTGTGCGAGTGCCGCCTGTTGGCTTTGAGTTCTATCGATAGGTTGTAATTCAATCTCGAATTCGCTTGCATATTGCTCGGCATTTATTATTCCGTCCCGTAGCATAACAGAATATGTATCGACTTCGATTTTATTTGTTTCCGCATGCTGTTTTTCATCGTCCTGTAATACAGGTAAATGCGAGAAATCCGCCTCGAGGTAATATCCTTGTTGACTAAGCCCCATTTGGTGCATTATTGAATCGTACATCGCTTGCGTTTCGGGTTGTATCGTATCCTGATAAACCATTCGCATCGAATCCCGTACATTTGAAAATGTAGATCCTTTTTCGCTTGAAAATAAATTAGCATTCAAACCAAATGTATCGATAATTGCGATTAAATCCGCGCTTAATTCCTCAAATAATAACAAGTCCCGTGTCGGGTAACTCATCGGATTCCACTGCAAATTCGACTCCGTAATCATTATTTCGTCTTTTTGTCTACGATACCAATCTCGTTGAATTTTTTCACGCTCTTCGGGTGTCATTGGAATCGTTCCGCCCATATCTGAATTCGAAGCCGAAAGTATTCCTATCGCTCCCAAATTTTCAAGTAACACGTTTCTTTTATGGTATTGCGCTTGAATGTTTGAAAGTGGATATCTTAACGAATCAATTCTGGAAATTGGTTTAACAATATTCATTCCGTCTGCCGTAGTCAAATAAATTGCTTCGATCCAATCAATTGTTTCGCGCGTGCCGTCATCGTAGGTAAAAACAAAAGAATCGATTAAATTCTCTTTGTCCATTTGTTTTAACTTTTTGCCGGATAGGTTTATTTTGAGTTTATTATTTGGTAAAACTACCATGAGATTACGAATGTCAAAAGATCTTTTCGGACAATATGCCACTACATTCGAATATAAAGCGTCCTGAACGCTCATTGAATAAACTACATCGCTCCAACTTTGAACCGCATTTGGTTGTTTAATCAAATCGTTTAACCAGTGGTTTTCGACTAAGTTTTTTTGTTTGTCGTAAAGTTTTGGAACGTTGGCACTCATCATTGACGCTCGTTTATTTATTACAGTCCTTAACTCTGGAATGTCAACAAACAATCGCCAAGCATCGCCTGTATCGAGCCAAACGGCTTCTTTTTTTCCCCAAACTTGTGAGCTCGGAGGTAATAAATTTCGAGTAATATTTGAATATCGACCGCGATCGAAAAGATTATCTGTAAACGCTGTAATAAAATCAAACGCCATTTAATTGGTTTTTGACAAAATTAGTCGAAAATAATTAACAAATGACTTGCAAATGAAAAAAATTAAATTAAGTGTTTAAACATTGACTGCGTAAATATGGATAAACCTGCCAAACAATCGGGCGCATCGTCATTTTTATTTTTCCCCTCTTTTGAATAGGATTGTAGATTTGTAATAAAAAGTTCGCTTTCATGAGTTCCAACCCTGACGAAATTTATTTGATTTTGAATAAATACGCTATTCATTAAAATTCGGGTTTCTTTGTTTGTTGTATTGTGAACTTGTAAAATTTTTGTTTTAACCTCTTTTTGGATTTGTCTCGCAAACATTGCACCCATTGAATTCGATTCGACCCTGCAATATGAAACGTTCCATTGGTTTAATTTATTGACAATTAAAGGCAAAGTAACGTCCGTATTTGCTTTATTAAAAACGTAATCCACTAAATAAAATTCTTTGTTTACAACTGCTAAAATTGCGAGTGCCGTATAATCGTTTCCCTGATCCGCAACGTCAATGTAACCAACACAACCCTCGATTTTATCTTTGAGTTCATTAAACTCGCTTAAATTAATGAATTTCAGGTCGCTAAACAGTCGCCCTTTAATATCGACGGGCTCCTGCATATATTCAGCAGCCCAAATACTCGGCTCCGTTCTGGATTTTTTGGTTAAATATTCCTGTGTAGTCATTACATCGGTACAAAACGACTCGTTTTTGTCATTCAATGCGCTAACTATAATTGATTTATCGTAAATCTTTTGTTCAATATTCCTGCCGATTACATCGTTTATACTCCAGCGCGTGCCAATATCAATCCGGGCGCATCCACTTTCAAAACGTGAATCGTGGGTTGCCTCTTTCCATTGAATAATACGGTCGTTTACGGTATCGCTTAACGCATCCTCGAGGTTTCTGTAAAGGTCATCAGTAACTCCAATCTTTGTCGCTCCAAAACCGATTATAGTTCCCCCAACGCCCGCGCCAAAATATCCAACTTGTTTACTGAGGTTAGTATTCCATCCCTGTAAATTTGCTTTGTCATCGCTCAAATGAATATTGTTAAAAACTAACTTGAATTTATCGGATTTTACAATCGTTCTAACATCGTAACTGAATTTTAAATATAGGGTTGCCGTACACGTGTTACGCATTACTGACTCCGTTGGATTTCTACCAATTACCCACGCGCAAAATAATGAAGTAATATAACTTTTACCCGCTCTCGGCGGCATCGAAACGCTCAAAGAATTGATTTTTTTTTCTTCGATTTCCTGAAAACTTAACGCGATTTCGTGTAAAAATATACGCTTGGAATAGAATTCGTAATCGTAGAATAAACAAAATTGCCAGAAATCACGCCGGCAAAGTTCGAATAATAATACCTTTTTAATTGCTTGTTCGCGCTCATTCACTTTTTAACATTTGCTTTATTTCGTCGGTTGTTAAATCGCTCAAATCAATATTTGTTTGGGTTTGTTCTATTTGTTGAACTGGCGCGCCGTAACCTGAATTCATTAACTCCCTGTACGCTGAAACATCGCCCTCACGAGCCTTTTTAATTAGCGCCAACGTCATTAAATCCTCTTGACTCATTACTTGTTCTGAGCCTGTTAATGGATTTTTTAAATTCTGGTTTACATCCATCCAATAACGCGCAACCGTACTTCGATTTTTTTTCCCTACCGGATAACCTTTTGGATTTCCGCTTTCGCCTTTTTTAAACGGTTTTAAATTGTCTAATTTATTCGCCATTATCTTTGTTATTTCACTGATATTTGAGCGTCGAGGTGGTATCGCACCCCTTCTTTAATCTGGAATGATTAACGCATTACTTTTATGCTTCCGACGCTTGTTGTTTTCTTTGTTGTAAAGTTACTTTTTTTCCTTTATACATTCCCGCTCCTAATTCATCTATTTTTGAAAACGGTAAAATTGGAACGGTTATTTTATTTGTTTTATCTATTAAGTAAATATATCTAATTTGAAAACCATCTAATTTTTTACCGCCATTATCTTTTATCCAACTTGTTCCGCTTTTACCGTTACTTTCTTTTGTTCTATGCGCGGAACTTGTTAAACTGCATACTACTTCGCCATTTGGCATTTGATAAGTACTTGTATTTTTATTAACTCCTATTAATTGAAAACCACTTGCCCTGTAAATTGTTCCGTCCCCGCATAAATTACCATCTGAAAAACTTAAAATCCATTTTATTTGTGGCGCGTTTTTTTTTATTAATTTAATACTTATTGCAATACAACGGCTTTCGCTATATTTTGGTAAATAATCGTCAAAAGCCATTCTATTTAATTCTATTACTTCATTCCATTTTGTGTTTTCAACATAATGAATAACTTTTGATTTAACCATCGGACTTCCGTAACTCATAACTCCATGCAACTGATTATCTAAAAAACAACCAAAATGCAACGTACTATTTGGAACCACTTTGCCGCTGTAATGATTTTTTTTTACAAAATCATTAGCAATTTTACTTGGAATTACTTTAACTATTATTTCCTTTGCCCGACCCATTGCATAATAATTAAATAAAGTGCGTTTCCATTCGTGTTTTCGTTTCCTAACGTTTCACAATATTTATATTCTTCAGTAGTTTTAATATCTGTTATCGCGTTTTTTATTTGTTCCGCTTGTTCATCCGCTAACGTAAAAGTCATTTGTTGAAAAGGCGCCTTGTCGCCGTCTGGCAAACTAAATTCCGTTCCTAATTCATCGCTATCATTAAAAAATATAGGAACATCTAAACCCCAATCGTCTAATTTTTCAGCGTCCCACTCATTCGCAAGTTGGTCCCAATCCCATTCACCAAAACCAACATTATCTTTAATTAAAAATTCCGCTTTTTGTTCTTCCGTCCATTCGTCTGCGATTATAACCGGTATTTCGGTGTATTTTAGCTCGTTTAACGCTTTTAAGCGCATGTTACCACCCAATACGCAATATTTACCGTCAACGTCCGTAAAAACGATTAGAGGGCGTTTATTTAGCATGTCTGGAAATTCCTTTATTGATTGAACTAACTTTTGAAATTTGCCGTCACGAATTACACGCGGATTTTTTGGGTTTGGTTTAACTTGTGAAATATTTACTTTTATCATTCTTAAAATATTAATTCAAACAGTCCATAAATTGAAAGTGCCACAATTACCCGGATTAAACTTTTATATGCGTGTGATTCATCGTAAATCCACTTTTGAATCGGTATTGAAGTGATCCACCAACACGCAGTTAAAATAATTCGATCCATTACAAACAAAGCCGTAAAAATCGGTAATATTAAAAACCCTGTAATTACTTTTAGTTTTTTCATGTGTCAAATTTAGTTTAAATATTTCTTAAATCAATTTTCTGCTCCGTTCCGTTTGGATGCGTTACAATTAATGAAGTTAGTTTTCCTATATTCCATGTTCCAAATTCAACTTCGTATGTTTCAAAGTTTATTTTTAAGTGGTTATCATTTGGTAACTGCGTAAAACATTTAGTTTTTGGCGCGTTTTTTATTTCAGGGCAAATATTTTTACTCATTTTTTTTTGTTTTTTTAATTATCGCGATTTCTGCGGTTTATTTCTAATGTATAAACCGCTATCGCTACGTACAAAATGATATTAATAATTATTACTTCGGGCATATTCTTTTTTAATCTGAGCGTTTAAATCCGCGTGCCATTCCATTTGATCGTTTTCGTATGCTTCCATATCAAAACCAAAGCTTTCAGGATCGTTCATAGCTATTGATTCAATTGCCTCACAAATTAACTTTGTATTTCGCTTGTTTAGGAATCCGTTAACGTCTATGTGTTCCCAATCGTAACGCTCCAACATTACATCAACGCTTTCAATTACGTGATCGCCATTTTCAACTGTAATATTGAATTCAATTTCACCGCAAAAATTCATTTGCTTAGATCCTATCTGAATACTAAAATAAATATCGCTGTTTACATTTTCTAAATCCGCGATTTTGAAATTTCTGTTTTTAAATTCGATTGCTTTCATATTGCTTTGTTTAATTATTTTATCAAATTTAATCTAAATTTTTAATATAGCAACTATATTTTGAAAAAAAAAGCGAAATTTTTTACGTTCCGCTCTTATTTATTACATTCCTTTTGAATAAAGATACGCAGCAACCCGTTGTATTGTTTGATTTGTAAGCGATTTGCCGTTTAAAAACGTGTGAATGTTACTTTGGTGTAATTTAGCATCCAAACAGAAACTATTTAACGTTAAACCTGTTTTATTCAAATATTCTCGAAGTAGGTTCCGCGTAATTTGGTCGCTGTTTGCAATTATTTTTGTCGCTTTCATTTTCAAAAAGGTAGATCGTTGTTTACAATTGGCGGCAAAGTTTCGGTTTTAACTTCAATTCTAACCTCGTTTTTATCGCGTGGTTCCTCAAATGTTAAACTCATGTACTTTAATCCTTTTGCGCTGGTATTAATCCATGCGCTAATTTGTTTGGGTTCGCCATTTATAATTGCGTTCCCTTTGTAGTCGGGTTGCGTTTCTTTTGTTTTGTTGTCGTTTTTAAATAACGCTCCAGCATTGTTTTTTGGTTCCATTTTTTTTATTTTAAAGTTATTGCACTTTGATAATTATTATCTGTTAAAATCATTTCGTTTCTAAACGTAAAATGAATATTTAAAAAATTTACTAATTCACAAAACGATTGAAAAACGTATCGCTCGCATGATTCAAGTGAACAATTTAATCCAATATGTAAAATATAACCGTTTTCCGTTTGTTGTATTTCTACATTTCTTACCTCTTTTTTCATTTTTATTTTATTATTTGTTTTTGATTCCTAATTCAGCCCGGCAAATTTTAATTATAGTCGAATTACTATGTAATGGCGTGCCGTTATCCATTTGTTCTATAATGTGCATTAAAACGCTTTTTAACTCTTTTATTTCGTGTTTTAATTCTTTTATTTCTTCGTTAACTTCAGGATTCATTTATTGAAATTTTAATAGTTTATAATTCATTCGTAATTTTTCTTTCCAAAATTCAGATTCGTTTTTATAGGCTTCGCAAATCGCCCGAAATTTTCCGTACGTTGAATTTTTTGAGTAAATTATTTTTTTTGCTTTTATTTCTCCGATTCCTTTCACGCCTTTTATATTATCGCATGCATCCCCAACTAAAAACAGTTCACAAAGTAAATTTTCGCAGTCGGTTTTTGTCATGTTTTTAAACCCTTTGCGGATCTTAAATTCTTCGCCGTTTTCGTCGTATCTTTTGATTTGGTAATAATCAAAATGTAGGCCTTCAATTTGCTTTAAATCTTTGTCAATTGAACAAATTATATAATCGCTTACGTTTAACAGTTGAGCGTTATAAAAAATAAGGTCGTCGGCTTCGTATTCGTCATGCGCAAAGGAGTTATTCCAATACTCAATCAAATAATCGCGTAATTCAGAAATCCATCGATTTGGCTTTTTACGATTCGCTTTGTATTGTGGATCTATTTCTTTTCGAAAGTTGTTTTTACATTTGGTAAAAAAATATAGTGTTTTTTCTACGTGAAAATGTTCCTCGATTTCGTTCAAAATATCAAAACTTATTTTTTCAAAACGATCGTAACCGCGTTGTAAAATTTCCATTTCAATTTCAAATCGTAATTTTCCGCTTTTTAGCATGTCTCGAATTTCTCCGAAACTAATAACCTTGTAAATCGATTGATAAACAAGGCTATCCGCGTCGAATAATACTGTTTTAGATTTCATTTTCATTTAAGAAATTGATTTGTTCCTTTGTAAGTTCAAAATTTGCTTGTAATGATTCTCGCGGATATTCACCGCTTTGGATTTTTTGAACTGCTAATTTAAACCGCGCCGTGTCCAAAACTTGTTTTCCTGATGCGTCGTTGTCCACGTCCGTAACCAAACCTAAAATACTGCTCAAACAGTAACGACGATAATAAGTTATTCCGGATCCAAAACATTGATGTTCGTTCATTTTTGCTAATTGAACGTTTGGAATTAAAGTTGAACTTTCAAGTTTTTCACCGCTTTCGCAATGGAATACAATCGTAACTAAATAATTTTGCCCTTCGTGGCTGTTAATCATTTGCGCGAATCCTAATCCGTGTTTTTGCATTAATGGATTGATGGCCTCAAAGATTTTAGGTAAATCCGCAAATTTGTATTGATTTGCGTAACCTGTAGATCCTTTGTGAATCACTTTAATTTCCTGTTGGAATGCTGCTAAATTTTTAAATAAATTAATCATTTGCTTTCGTTTAAATTGTTTCTAAATTCAATTGCTTCTTTTTTGGAATAAAAAGCCTTAATTACTTCTTTTCCGATCATTACCGTAAACGTTGGAAACGTGTATGGATTTTTTGTTTTTACTGTTGCTTTCATTACTATAATTATTAATTGTTTACAAATATAATCTAAATTTTTAATATAAACCTAATTTTTAAAAAAATATTACAAAAATTCTTTTAATCCGTTAGCGCATCGCTCTATTGAATTTGCACGCTCGTAAAGGCTTTTAATTTGGTTTTCAATAGTTATACTGCAATCAGTTGTAAAGTAGCCTTGTGAGGTCGCAATTAACGGTAATAAGCTATTTGAACGAATATAATTAACCAACTTTCGTAATCGTGGACCGGTTAATCTTATTTTATACCCGCGATCCGTTAAAAATTGATTCATGCGCTTTACTATTAATTCCGCTTTGATCGGATTATTTTTTTTATACGCCCTAAATCCATGAATTACAATCGGTAAAATTTCCATTTCTTGGTCGGTTAATTCATGCGTGTAATTTTCAAAAGTTGTTATCATAATTTCCCGTTATCAGCAAATGAATAAAAAGAATCAGCCGTTAAAATAACGTGATCTAAAACAGTTGAATCCACTAAATTACAAAGCTGTTGTAAATCCTTAGTTATGTTTAAATCCGCTTGGCTTGGGTTTGCGTTTCCGCTTGGGTGGTTATGCGCTAAAATTATTCCACTTGCGAGGCTTTCAACTACGTACTTCAATAGTATTTTTTTATCTACTACCGTTCCAACGATTCCGCCCTGTGAAATTTTAGCATATCCAATAGTTTCGTTTGCCCTATTCAAAAGTAAAATAAAAAAACTTTCGAATATTTCTAAATCGTCACCGTAAAATTGCCGTATAAATTTTTCAGCGCTTTCAGATCCTGTAATTTTTACTTTCGTGAATTCAGAATCAGTTGCTTTTAAATCGAATTTCTTTGCTTTCATAACCTTTTGTTTTTAATTGTTTTCAAATTTAAACTAAATTATTAATATAACAACTATATTTTTTAATTATTTTCAAAACTTTTTACTTTTGCCTTGTAAACACTGATAATTTCTTTTAATTCATCAATTGAAAATTTGCGTGTTTTATCGGATTCATGTTTTAAAATAGAAAATTTGTAAAATCCAATTTTAGTAATTAAATTTTCGCGATATTCTATTAAATTGCCGTGTAAATAAGTATTGCAATATTCACATTGTAAATGTACGTTGTCCTCGTTAAAACGAACGTTCCAATGGTTATTCGCGTTGTAAAAATGTCCCGCGTTTTCCTTTAATGCTGGTTTATTGCATGAAATACAATTTTGCCCCGCGTCGCGAAGTCGAATAAATTTATTAAAAACCTGCTGCGCTAATTTTATATAATCCTGGACCGTCATTAAATCCGCTTTTAACTTTGCTTTTTTTCGTTTCCAATTTTTTTCTTTTGTTTCCTGAATCCAATCCATTACACAACCAGGATCAAAACAATTTTTTTGTAAAAATGCAATCGGTTCGAAACTGTTTTTACAATACTTACATTTTCGTGTTTTCATAGTTCATCAAATATTGAAGTTTGTTTAATGTCCGATTTTCTAAATATATTTAAAGCTGTTTCAAGTATTGTTTTTCCCGCTTCATAATCTACTAAGTTACGCGCCATTTTTGACCTTCTTTGTTCACCTTTATATTTAAAAAAATCATAATCGTGAAACTCACATAATTTTCTAATAGCTTCATAATCATCTTTTGCTATTAAACCACTTATTTTATCCCTTTCGCTTAATATAGAAGGTAAATTAAAGTTTGTCCAATATAAATGACGACCTCTTTTTTGTGCTGTAATTAATGGTTCGTAATAAGGAATTACATTTTCAACACAATATTTACCGTCAAAAAAATTATCTAAAAAAAGTATTTCTTCATAAAGTTTCATATCTGAATAATACGGCTTTGTATTTTCTCTATTTTTTTGGCTAAACTTTACTCTTGAATGACTTGGACACGGTGGCGAACTCCAAATAAAATCAAACTCTTTGTAATGGTCCAAAAGATATTGGTGCGCATCAGCTATTATTACTGTATCATTTGGAAAACGTTCTTTGTATAAACGTGCCGCTTCGGGGTCTAATTCAACCGCTGTAACTTCAATATCTCCGTTTACTTCGTTCCATTTGTATCTGTTACCGCCTAAACAAGCGTATAAATTAAGTATTTTCATAATCCATTTAATAAATTACCGATATGAATATTCAAACTTTTATTTTCCTGTTTCAACTTTAAATTTTCCAACTCTAAATCGTGGTTTCTGCTATTCGTGGCGCGTGTTACATTCTCGCAGTGTGTAAAGTACTGAATTGATTCCGCAACCTCATTTAAACTTTCGCGCATAGGATCCAATAAATCATTTCTTTCAGGGTGTTTTGCTTCAATCTCTTCAATCGAGTTTTTTAATCTGTAATAAAGTACATTTAAACCCGCTTTTCTTTTTAACATTTCTAACATAATTTTTATTTTTTAAAGTCCACAATATCCACTATCGCAATCGCCAAAATCGGCATCGAATAAATCTAATTGTAATTTATGATTTTTTATTTTTTGATACGTAATTCCTTTTTTAAAAGTGCAATTATTTTCATTTTCTTTTGAAATAAACCAATCAAATTTTTCGTTATATTTTTCACTCATTAATTTTAAAAGCAATTCGTTACGATGAAAGCAACCGATACAATTATTCATGTAAGCAAATCGAACCGGTTTATTTTTCCAAAATTCCTCGACAGTATCTTTGAAAATAATATCTTTTATCAATGGAAATTCAACAGATCGATACGGTAATTCGGCCCATTTATTTCGGTTGTTTTTTTGTCCGACCTTAAATTTAAAATTTTCTAATCCGTTAACTTGTTTTTCAATCATTCTATTTGCCCGTGAAATTTCGTTTGCCCTAAATCCAATTCGCATTTTTACAGGCAATTCCATATTTTCAAAACACCACTGCGCAATCGGTTCGACTTTCATTTTTGAAGTGCAATAACGCGTCATTATATTTGGCAAATAACCACCGGCTTTTTTTATTATTTTATCAAAAGATTCGCCTGTAATCCAATCAATTTTTTTTCCGATAAACTGTTCTAAATCGAGCATTGTGTAAATTATTAAATCGTCCTCGAGCGTTCCAATAAATTCAGTACCTATTTTATCCGAAACAATTTGCCGTATTTTTGGATCTGGAAATAAACATTTTTGATCGTCTGTTCGAACCAATGCAAAAACATTGTAATCCGCAGGATAATTTACCGCAATATAGCTTGACGTTTTTCCACCGCTAAGTGAGTTTACTGTTTTCATTTCAAAATGGTAATTTATTCTCGTTTGCTATTCTTATTTTTTCACTCGTTGACATTAATTCAGGTATATTTTCGAACTTTATTTTAGTTGGAAATTGGTTAGAAATTTTCACCTCTTTATTTCTTTGCCCATAAATTTTATTCCCGTAAATATCTTTCATGTAATATTGATATTTTTCAACGTCCAAATATAATTTATAAGTTCCATTTTTTGATACGCCCTTTGGTTTACTTTTAGCAACTTTTAAATGTACTTCGTTTTCTGCGTAGATATTTCCATCTCGATCGATTAAACCCGCAGGAGGTCGCCACATTATTAAAACAGTCAATCCTTTACGAAACCAAACCTGCCCTCCTGCAAAGTCGCGAGCCGTTGGCATCGGATAAAATGTTTGTTCATTTTGTGTTATTGGTGCCTGATCTCGAACATGGTTAATAATACAATTGTGTCTTTTGCTTTTACGTGCGTTTTTTCGAGCCATTCCTAATATTCTACTCAAATATTTGTCTTCGCGTCCTAAATCCGCTTGTATATATTCCTCGGTTAACTCATTCCACGGATCAACCGTAGTCGTGTTAATTGTTATTTCGTGCGTTTTTTCAATCTCATCGACTAATTTGTAAAAATTTTCAAGTGTTAAATCTTCGTCTATTGGATCCACGACAATAAAGTGATCGTTAACAAACATTTCAGCCGTTATTTGTTCGCCTTGACTCATCGAAAATTCTCCTATTGTGTACGGTTTCCCGATATATTTATGACAAAGTTCTGAATAAACTTCGGCTGCGCTTCCTGTTTCAGGTGAAAAAATTACATGTTTCCAACCGTGTAAACAACTTAAATTAATTAAGAATTCGAACCAAATTTCAGTTTTTCCACTCGCTGGCGCTGCTCCTATGTAAGTTGTGCAACCTTCTTTTACGGTGTAAGGTAATTGTTCAAAGTCCCATCCTATGGATTTTCCACGTACATTTTTTATATTGCGAATATTGTTTAATTCAGGTTGTAATTCGCTTAGTCTTTTATACATTTTATTCGTGTATTATAGGATTTACGTAAACCAAACCTTGTTTTGTAGTGTCAAATCCATATTTATCAATTATATCGGTTCTACTGAAAAATTCAGGGGTGCAATATTGATAATTATTTTCTTTATGGTGCGTATTTTCTTTGCAGTTAATTATAGCGTTTGTAATTTGCTTTTTTTCGTAGCCTTGTTTTAATAGTGATTTGTATTTTGATTTAATTTTATCATTCATTACTTGAAAATTTCTACCAAAACACAAATTAATAAATTCAAGCAACGCTTGGTAATCTATTTGCTCTTTCTCTTTCTCTTTCTCTTTCTCTTTCTCTTGTACCGGAGGGGCTAAAATACCCCCTACCGAACCCCCTTCCGTAGGGTCTTCAATAGGTGTATTTATTTTCTGTTTTGTTTTGTCTTCGTATCCTTTAATTTGTGCATCAATCGAATGTTTTTGAGAAACGTAGGCGAACTTAACAAGCCCAGTTAATTCAACCTCGACCCCTGTAAATTGACGCATTAATAAAGCATCGTAAAACGCTAAACGATCTTTGTCATTTAATTCGTTTGCAATTTCCCAATAGCTACGATAAAAGTTAAATGCTTTTCTCATGGTTTAACGCATTGAATGTTTTTAACCTGAATTAAAACGCGGTAATCCTGTTTAACACCGGTTGCCCGTTCCATTGTTTTTAATTCTGAATTTTCAGCTGTTAATTCTAACCAAATTTTTTCAAGTAAAATTAACCCTCTAATTTGCCGATAAGTTTCTTTGACGTTTATAACGCCATCCATTAAAATAATTTTTGCCATAATAATAATTTTTAAGCATAAAAAAAACCCTTTAGCGTTCGGGTGCAGCCTACTAACTAAAGAGTTTTAACTCAAATTTCTATAAGTTCCTGCACGAACCGTTTACAAATATACAAATTATTTTTTAATCAAATTCATTATTAATACAATTTCTGAATATTTTTCTTTTGTAGTTTTGCCAAATTCGGTTATTTCGAACCGTTAAACTACTGAAATGGTAACGAGTTAAATTCCTTCTTACTTTCATTCTTTTTTTCATGAGTTTTTTATTATTTGATTTCTTATTAAATAATTATATTTCAAACTATGCGACATTTTCAACTTAAAATTATTAAACTCCCAAACGGTCCCTATTTCCTGAACGCTAAATAATTTCATTTCTTTGCGAATATTCAAAAAATAATTAATTTCAGCTCCGACCATGTCTTTTGATCTAATCAATCTATCGTGATAAATAACGCTGTAATTGGTTCCCGTTATTTCGTGGGAAATAATTACCGCAAACGGCTGGTTTGTTTGGTGCAATTCAATTAGTAATGACATAACAAATCGTAACCGCTGAAATAATGGCTGTAATTAACCAACTGTAAAAAATTATTTTATCGAACATATTGCAAATATTAAATAAATTACAGATAAAATCGAACTAATTACAATAAAATAGGAAAAATAAAGTAAATATTTCACGAAAATTTTGTTGAATAATAAATCGCTTTCCAAGCCAAAACTAATCGAGTGGGGTTTTTGATTTTCATATATTACTTTTTTTTATTATCGCTTCAACTTCATTCCAATACTTTCGTAAATCCAATGGCGCCAAAATTCGAACCTGATCCACTACTTTTAAAACCTCATCTTTTGCAGTTTTTACGCCATGTAATTTAATTGAATAATAAATTAACTGTTCCGCCTTGTCTTTTGCTTTCATAACTTCGCTTTTATTACAAATTTTAATTCTCCGTTAATTTCAGATTCTTTACTTTCGTGAATTGAATCCGAATAATATTGAACGAAATTAAATCGATTAACTATTTCCTCGTTTTCAACACTTTTTAACGTGTCCGAATATATTTCATTGCCTAAAGTAATTAAATCGCTTAAAACGTCTAAAATGCGCTTTAAATCCGCTTTGTGAGTGTATTCCAAAGATATATTAACCTCTTTATTTCTTTGATTTCTATTTTTCCAATTCATTTTATAGGGTAATCGTTTATTACTGCTAAATAATCCAAATAAAGTTCAACGTTAAAAGATCCACTTTTTTCGTATTTCGTGTTTTTGGATCTCCATTTCCGAATAATATACATTAAATTCGGTTTTAAAGGTATAAAAGTATTTACTGCGTTTTTCATTTTATTTTGTTTTTAAAATTTCAATTTGTTGTTTATAGCTTTCAATTGCACTTTTGCAATTTTCAACGTACCCTTTTTGGAATGTGTACGCCATTGAAATAGTATATTCCAATCTTTTAATGTTTTCCTGTAATAATTCGATTTGCTTTTTCATATCCTTTTCGTTTTTGTTTCAACAAATTTAATATAAATAAATAATATAAACCTAATTTAATTCTAATTATTTTCGAATTATTTTAAAGTTTTTTCTGAAACACTTGTAAACATTAGGATTTTTAAATAAAAAAAAATGCTGTAAAACAAAAAATCCACCTATTTCTAAGTGGATTTTCCGTATAATTAAAAAACAAAGTATATCAAAGCCCTCAAATTTAGCGTTTAAATTTATTTAAAACAAATTTTACTATTCTTTTTGCGATAATTTTCCATAACGCCCCGCTGGTTTCAACTTTTACATCGATTCCTGAATCTGTTTTTTTAATATCAATGTCAATATTTTTACTATCGTATTTAAACTCTTTGTTTAAATCGTCTTTTAATAAATGTATATCGACGTTTTTAGTATCTAAATCAATTTTGATATTGGTTCCGTCCTTTTCCAAATTCAGATCAACGTTTTTAGTGTCAATTTTTACCGTTTTTTTCTTTGCCATTTTATTTAAAATTCATTAATTAAACATATTGAAACGGCGCTGTAATCTTTCGCCATTTTAATCATTTTTTCGTAATCCGGATTATTATTTAAAACTAAACAACCCTCGGACCATCCACCAATTTGCGTTGCGACTTGCTGCGATCCACGGTTATAAGTTGCGCCGTGAATATTCATGTTAATAATATCGGTTTTTATTTCCGTTGTCGGGTTCGTTTTTCCATCCGCTGTAAAATCGCGCTGGTATGGAATACGTTTAACTTGCCGTAACGCTTCCATTTTACCCTTATGCAATCCGTAACAATACGCGTCGTAATTCCATTGGTCCGCAACCATAACGGCCGTTCCTTTATTTCCTTTATTTGTCGTGCAACTTGTTACAAATTGAAATTGATTGAATTTAAAAATATAGCATTTATCGTCAAAAACATCGTTTTGATCTTCATTTGATCGTACGAATAAAAGCCACATTCCTGCAGGAATAAAAGTAAAGGATTTTAAACTCATTACTCGATCAAGTAATTGTTTATCGGTGTAATTTTTTACATTACTCATAATAATCTACGTTTTTTATTATCGGTTAATATTGCTAACGTATCGCGTTTTTCAGGTGCGTTTTTTCTTTCGTTACGATCTAAAAATTCCCTTCGTTCTAAGCAATTATATAAACGCTCCTTAAGTTCTTGTACTTCGAAATGCGTATACGTTAGCCAAAACGCTAAAACACCGATTGAACCGTGTTTTTTAATAGCTTCTAAAAATTTATCAATTGGTATCATGCTTCAAAAGGTGGGGGTGTTGGTTTTGGTTCGTATGGTATTAAGTCAAGGTCTTTTACCCAAAGATAATCAGGGTTTACGCACTGCTCCATTTCCTCAACTGAAATAATCCAATTATTATTCAAGTCCTGAATAGGATTAAAGTAAGAATCAGGTGCGTACCATTGACCTAATAATTCGTCTTTTTGTAGTTCTGTTAATAAACCTACATAGGTTAACTTTTGTTCTATTGTTAATTGTGTTAGTTTCATATTTGACGTGATAATGTAGTTTGAAATGCTTGTACCGCAGTGTAAAAGTTAGCTGCTTCGGTATCACTTAAGCCGTCTCCTATTGAGGCAAAAGCCGTTTGCTTAGATGAATATCCACTTGCAGTATTCGCATTACTATATGCTCCTAAAAACATTTTGTAAGTAGATTTAGCATAAGAAATAATGGTCAACGTATTAATCAAAGTCCCTTTATGGTAATATTTTTCAGTAGTTGAGCTGTTTCTACTTCCTATTAAAAAACCATTTGTTGGTGTGTATGTACTTCCTCCAGCAGCTTCTAATCTATTTATTGCTTTAAAAGCTAAATTATTATAATTATAAAGTAAATAACAAGCAGCGGATGTTTCAGTAACACCCATGTCAACTTGTGGACCTGTTATGTTAGTTCTTGAATAATAGCTTAAATGCGTTGAATCTAAAGATAAATTTGTATTAGGAATAATAAATGTATCTGCATAAGCATTTGTCCCGTTAGGTGTAGCCCCATTAGCCGAATGTGTCCACCCACCACTAAATACTAACCTAAATGCTGCATTTGTATCTAAAGGATTTTTTAAGTTGAATTTATGAGTTGTAGCAGTACCACCTACAAATGGATACAAAGCTTTCATTTTTGTCCACACGTTATACCCTTTCAAGTCAACTACCAAAGTATTGATTGCCGCTTGTTGTGTTGGGTCTGTAATTGCAGCCGCTGTAATGAATGCTTGCGCATCTGGATCAACCGCTGCGATTGGTGTTACACTATTCGAATCAGCCGAAGCGTTTCCTATTCCATTTGTAGCCGTTACCGTACATTTAATTGATTGGCTTACGTCAGCCGTTACAAGTGTATAAGTTGAATTTGTAGCGCTTAAAATATTACTTCCGTTACGTTTCCATTGATATGCAAAGGTAATCGTTGGCGTACCCGTCCATGTTCCTGTTGAACTTGTTAAAATTTGACCCTCCTGCGCCGTTCCTGTAATTGCAGGCGCAACCGTATTAACAGGAGGCAAACCAGCTTCGAAATTCCTACGTAAAAATACACTATTTCCGTACCCAATCATTTTATCAATGTTACGGATCCAGAAGTTAACGCGATTTTTTCAAATCTTTTACCGTTGCTCGGTGTAATAATCGCACCCGCTTTTATTGCAGTTCCAACCGCAGCGATATAATTTGCTTTTACGTCCGTTGCCGAACCCGCTTCCTTTATTGACGTGAAAATAGTATCGGATAAAACCGCTATCGCCCTGCATTTGTACGTTTTTTCTACTGTATTATTCACAATAAATACCCCTTTCGAAGCTGTTAAAACTGAATCCGAGCCATTTGCCGAAGTCATTTCGTAAACCGTTGGTGTTGCCATATTTTTTTTATTTCAAAGTTAGTAAATTAAAAAACTCGTTTTTAGTAGAAAGTTCTTTTTGTTTTAAATTTATCCGAAACCTTTGCTTTTACGCCTGCTTTTCGAGTAAATGGATCTAAATATATAATTTCTGGGCTTTCGCTAACGATTACAGGTAAATCTTTTATACAATAATCGTGGTTGTGGGCGTTGTAATCTGAAATAAATAGTTCGTTTTCACTCAACAAATAAAGATTAATTAAAGGCGCCGTAATACATTTTAAAGTGGCATCTACAAGAATTTCGTAATCTGTTAAATTTTCACGAATATTTGACTTCATTTCCCTATTTGAATAAATCAAATTATCAATTTCCATATTCGGTTGCGAATTTCCAATAAATCCACTGAATCGCAAACTACTTTCAACGTTAGATCCTGTAAAATTTATACCCTCGATTTCTTGCCTCAAATTAAATAAAGCCCGAACCCGTGCCGTTCCAATAGCGTTTTGAATTGTATACGGTTTCAATTGATAATTTCCCCAAACATCCGAGCCTGTAATTCCTGAAATATTCCAATTTCTTCGTAGCTCGTAACAACCTGCTGCGTCCGATAGTAGTACATCGTACCAATTAATAACGGCGTAGAACGCATTAGGCTCTTTAACGAAAGAAATAGGTGTAATTGTATAGGCTGTTAAATTACCGTCTTTATATAGCTTAAAATCGAATGTATCTGAAACGCTTGAAAGTTTAATCCAAACCGCTGTTTTATCATTTTTCCAAGTGTCCGAACCAGCATTTGCCAGAACTAACTGCTCGCAACAGCAATCAATATACCCTCGATCCTCTTCGATGCACGTTTTTGGTAATCTAATTGATTCGTAATCTTTAAAATTACGATCTTCGTGGTTACAATCGCCCTCGCATTCCTCTGTTTTTGTGTAAAAACTTGTTGAAACCCAAACGGGACTTTCTGCAATTGGGCACGGATCCTCGTTATCTTTTAATTCATTCTTATAAGGTGAACTGCCTAACGTTTGGGAAATATACCAATTATCGGTAGCGTTATGCCATACAAAATACTCCGTTCCGAAATAAATAAACTGATAATAATTGTATCCGTTTAAAGTTCCTGAAACTTGCATTTCAAAAGTTAGATTTGGCAATCCACTTTCAACGTTTCCAAACGTTATTTTTAAACAATTACACATAACAGGATTTTATTTTAGTGGTGAACTTTGCACCGTTGGACAAATTAATTTTATTTGGATCAAAAAAACATTCGATTTGCGCTACATCTGGGGTTGGAAATGTTAATGTCGCCGTTGTTCCTGTAATCGGGCTCAAAGGATTTAAAATATTTCCATCCGTAGGAATTACAGTTGAACAAATCCATCGAGGCGAACTTTCAGTTGGTTCGATTGTAATCATTCCCCAAATATTTAAAACGTCCCAAACGCTCGAATCTATATTTGTATGCGTGGCAATTACTCGATGCAATTCACCTTCGACAATTACTTGAACGTTTTGATTTGTGGCTTCGATATATAATTCTATTTCCTGAAATATATTTGGATCTGAATTGTAGTCTTTAATAATTAAATCATTTGTAAACTCAAAACTCAAACCGTTTTTTATCATTCCTAAATTCAACCGAACACCCCAATTTCCCGTATTATCGAATGGAACGTAATTTCTATTCTGTTCGTTAGGATAAAAATCCGCATTTGCACCCGGTAAAGCAATCCAATAACGCCAATCATTCAAGAATGGAAACGCTAAATTAATTCCATATTTCAATGCCGTATCATAAACAGGCGCTAAATACAAATATGCGCTTCGTTTTTCACTCGTTGTCGGTAATTCAGTATTTAATAAAACGCTTTGATTAACTTGGTGTTTTCCGCCTACTATTGGAACCGCTGTTAAATCAAAATTTGCGCTAAATAAAGTAAAGGATTCGCCCGTAACGGAATTAAAAGCCTCCAAACGTGGCGTAATACTTGTAATTACTTCATTAAATTTAATCATTAACACCGCTAAAAAAGACAAATCGTCCTCCGTGTTTGCTTCGTATTTTGTTTGATTAATTACAGGCGCAATTATATTTTCCGAATGGTCGACAAATTGACTAATTAACACGTCAATCGCTCCCGCAGGTGGCTCGGGTTTTGTTAACTGATCCGCAAATAACAATAAATTAACTGTTCCGTACTTCGCCCAAACATAAAACAACCTATCGCCCTCGATTCTGGCATCAATAAAATCTGTAAAATCTGTATTTGGTGTGAATTCATAGTCCCACGTTGTTACGGTCCCAACTGTTACCGGATTACTAAATTCAATTGTGTATTGTGCGCCGTCTGGATTCGTTGAACTTGTTATCGTAATTGGTGCCGCACTTGTTTGGGACGGGCAAAGCATACCCAAATTTGATTGACTTGTAAACTGCGCATGAAAATAAGTATCGTCTGTTGGAATGTAACACGCCCCGAATCCGAATTTTGTACTCGCTGAATCAATAGCAATTTGACCCGTATTTACAGCTGAATAATCTAAAATAGAAATTCCTTGAACTAAAGTCGCATTAATTACTCCAGAATTAAACGGCTCATCAAACCAACCCGTGTTCGAATCTTCCGAAATTACTAACCTCGTCATGTTATTTGGATTTCCAACTTCACGCTGCCAATTTAAACCGAAATAAGCCTTTAAACAATTTGAAAATAAAAACGGTGTAATATCGTAAACTCCGCTTTGAATAATTCCAACAGTTAACTCGTATTTTCTTGTATTATTTGGATATGTTGTAACATCTTTTATCGAAGTTGCGACATTAAATTGACCGCTAAAAAAACCAACTTGAATACCTGAAACAACCGAACCGTTAACCGTTCCCGTTAAATTGAACGTAAATTGTGTTTTTTGCCCGTCAATTAAACTATTTGCATTTCCAACGGACCCGCTGTTTACATGGTTACATTCAAGTAATAAACCCTTTCTTTTTACACCGCCTTTATAATTTACTTCGATTAAAAGTGTTTCCCCTGCCGCAGCATCGTACCAATGCGTATGTACGGTTATTTTTATTTGGTTTGGATCACAAATTAATATCGTACTCGTATAAGTATGGTTAACGTTTCCGTTGGGGTGGAATACTGTTATTTGAACTTCATCGCCAACACGAAAGCCCTCGTCCAAAAAATTGCCGTTTAACCACGTTATTAAATCGTTTCCTGCGTCTAAACTTAACGAGCTACCAGAATTACCATACGCACGAATATTTTCCCACACTTCGAACTTTGCGATTTGAGTATCTCCCGCATTCGCTTGGTAATAATTCAGATTATCGTTAAATATATCTTTGTAGTTTCTACTTATTAATGTTATCGGCATTTTTATATTTGTTTTGTATTTCGTTTAAAGCTGTTAAATCGCCATCCTTTGCTAACTGAAAAATGTTCGTAAAATCGTTTGTAATTTGAGCGCACAAATTAGGATTTTCGTTCTGTATTTCTTTGAGTTTTTCATTTAATCCTTTTTGCATTTCTAAAATACTTTTGCCTAAATTTTTAATATGGTTTTCGAATTCCTGCATTAATTTATTTTTTCAGTAATTACTCGATTTGTCGCCCACGTTCCCG